CTTTCAGTAGCTTTGTTAGCTCGTGAGCGTGGAGAAACAGGAGGCACTTCTACTGCTGAGTACTTTGCTATTGCTGATAAATTCTTGTCTGATGCTATTGCTATCGACGCAGCTAAACACCCAGAAGAGATGATCTTTAGGACTATCTGATATGGCTCAAGAACTTAAAAGTATTAATCTTGTAGCTCCGGCATTCAAAGGTGTTAACACCGAAGACTCGCCACTAGCTCAAGACCCGTCGTTTGCAGAAATTGCAGACAATGCTGTGATTGACAAACGTGGTCGTATTGCTGCACGTAAGGGCCACACTGTCGTAACTACAAACAAGACTGTCCTTGGGACTGGTTCATTACGTGCTATTAAAGAGTTTAGGGATGACGCCGGTAACACTAAGGTTTTCTCTGTTGGCAATAACAAGATCATTAGTGGTACAGCTACGTTAGTAGACGAAACTCCTGCTGGGTACAGTATTAACGCAGACAACTGGAAGCTAGTAGACTTTAATGACCGTATCTACATGTTCCAACGTGGGTTTGAACCTTTAGTGTATGATAACACTTCTGGCGCTGTAGAGGCCATGAGCGACCATACACACGCCACTGGTGTTACTAGTGCTATATACGGTAACGAAGTCCTAGCGGCCTATGGTAGGCTCTGGACAGCAGACTTTACTGCTAACAAATCTACAATATACTGGTCTGATTTGTTGAACGGTATACACTGGTCAGGTGGTTCTAGTGGAAGCATTGACATTTCTAAAGTATGGCCTGATGGTTACGATGAGATTGTAGCTTTAGCGGCTCACAACAACGCCTTAATTATCTTTGGTAAGCACAGTATTATTGTTTACGACGGTGCTACTTCTCCTGCTGAGATGACGTTAGCAGACACTGTAGCAGGTATTGGTTGTGTCAACAGAGACACTGTGCAGTATACAGGTACTGACTTATTGTTCTTGTCACACACCGGTCTTAAGAGCTTTGGTAGAACAATACAAGAAAAGTCAATGCCTATTAGCAGTCTGTCGGGTAATATCACTAAAGATATTATTACTGCGTTGCAGAACGAAACACAGTTTTTTAGGTCTGTATACAGCCCAGAAGAAGGTTTCTATTTATTGACGTTCACGGGCCAAGACGTAACGTACTGTTTTGACGTTAGAGGCACATTAGAAAACGGATCATACCGTGTTACTCGTTGGCCCACTACTAAGTTTACATCCTACACACGAATAAGCAACGGCACGTTGTATGTAGGAACAGAAAACGGAATTAGTACTTATACAGGTTACAGTGACAACGGCGTTGGTTATCGTTTTAAATACTATAGTCCAAGCTTAACCTTCGGTGACAGCTCAAGAGTCAAGATTCTTAAAAAGCTTAAGCCTACGTTGGTTGGTGCGAACGACGCAACAGTATTTATGAAGTGGGCTTATGACTTTGATACAACGTATTCTACGGCAGAGTTTACAGTAGGTACTCAAATTACAGGATTTTACGGAGTAAGTGAGTACACAACAGTAGAATTTACAGGCGGTCAATTGACTAACGCAAGAGCATTAAATACAACAGGATATGGGACAAGTGTGCAAGTAGGACTAGAATCAGAAATTGACGGTTTTGCTTTATCACTACAGGAGATTAACGTAATGGCCTTAATAGGTAAGCTGCTTTAACTAGGAGAAAAGAATGAGCATTTTAGATTATTTGCTTCAACCAGAGGTCGCTATACCGGGCGCTATTGGCGGTTTGTTGACCGCTGAAGAATATAACAGGCTGTCTGATGTTGGTGAAGAAGCCTTAGTTGGTACAACTGTTCGTGGACGAGAGGTTCCGGGGGCTTTAGACATTGCTCAGGCAGGTCTAGATCAAACCCAGTTTAAACCTTTTACAGTAACAACGTCTACTGGTGGGCAGTTTGGAACTAAGCTTGACCCTACTACCGGTCAGTTTACTACAACTATGGGTGTGTCTCCTGAAGAACAAGCGATGCAACAACAGTTATTAGGAGGAGCGCAGCAGTTTTATCAACAAGCACAAGCCCCTAGAGCTGGACGTGAGCAGGAAATATTCGACCGCATAAGAGCCTTACAAACTCCTGAAGAACAACGTCAACGTCTTGCGTTAGAGGAGCGTTTGGCCGGACAAGGACGCCTTGGTGTACGAACAGCACAGTTCGGAGGAACTCCAGACCAGTTTGCTTTGTCGAAAGCTCAAGAAGAAGCACAGAATACTGCGGCTATTCAGGCTATGCAGCAGGCACAATCAGAGCAACTACAGCAGGCAAACTTAGGTCAACAGTTGTTTGGTGCTAGTTATATGCCCCAAGGACAACTACTTTCTGCTACTCAGCCGTCTCAACAACTGGCGTCACAACAGGCAGCACTTCAGCAGTACGGCGCTGGTCTCTTTGGTGAAACAGCTATGTCGGGACTTGAGCAACAACTTCTTATGGAACGCGCAAGAGCTAATCTTTTAGGTCAAGTAGGTGGGACTATGTTGGACAGGGCGTTTACTGTTCCTCAAGGTGGTGGCTCAGGTGGTAACATAATTGAAGACATTATAAACGGGCTTGGTAGTATTCCCGGGATGTTTGGATTCGGAGGCGATTAATCATGGCTAAATTTTCACAAGAATTTTTAAGACAGATGGCAAG